ACGCAGCCTCAAACCCCACCGCAACATTGTTTCCGGATGTCGCTTGCCACAGTGCGCGCCTTCCAATGGCAACCGAGTTGAACGATGATGTTCCAGCACTTCCCATTGCCTCGAAGCCAATGGCAACCGAGTTACCTCCGGTGGTCTGCGCACCGACATCCCGCCCGATGAATACGTTTCCCGTTGCCGTTGTGATATTGTCGCCTGCCGAACGACCGATCAGCACATTGTCGGATGATCCGGCAGCAAGCGCCGCGCCCGCCGACACGCCAAGCACCGTGTTGTTCGTGCCTGCGGGACCGATGCCGACGCGAGCGCCGTTAATGAACGCATCCGAAGCCACAGTCAAACTGGTGGGGTTCTGCGCGGCATACCCCAGAGCGGTCCATGCGGTAGACCCGGTGCCCACCTTGAAGCGGAACGTATCGGTCTCGTAGGCGATCTCGCCAAGGGCCAGCGTTGGGTTCGCTGAGGTGAAGTTCGCTGCTGTGTCTCGGCGGATTCGGATCTGTGTCGTGGGGGGCATGGGTTTCCTTTAGTTGATGGCGTCGCCGCCGTCTAGGTAGATCTCTACGGTGAGCGGAGAGGCGTCATCTCCGTCATACACAAGGCTGTAACCAGTCTCAAAGGCATCGCTGCCGTCCACATCGACCAGTTCAGACTCCATCTCAAGGTCATCCTGCCGCTTGGTCATCACGACCGTTCGGCGCTTGGCCCTTGGGAGCGAGTAGATCTCGTACTTCATCACTCGGCCAGCCAGACCTTGTACGTCAGACCGCCACCATTGACGAACCTGATGCGGATCGTGGGAACAACAGGGACCACACGGAACCACGACGGGACATCCCCGGTCTGGTTCTGGTAGTCAACGTCAGTGGGCAGCATGGTCTCGATGACGAACCAGTCCGAGCCGTTGTAGGTGCCCTCAAGGGCAACCTTGACGGTGCTGGAAGTCCCAAGTTTGGCTCCGCTGTGCATGACCGCAATGAAGCCAAACGAGTCAGGCTCAAGGGACGGGTTGAAGGGGTCGCTGACCTGACTGGTTGCTGCGGCATTGAACAGCGTAGTTGGGTTGATGGGCATGGGTTCCTCTAGTTAAAGGCTTTGGTTGCGAATTGGACTGCCGTGGAGATCACTGCGCCTACTGCGGCTGCAATGCCCATGGCGTATGACTTGGAGTGTTCCAGTTGCCTGAGGCGCTCCTCATGGTTCTTGATCTGCTCCTCCTGAATGCGCTGCAACTGGATCAGGGCATCCATCTTCCCCTCAAGGCGACCTACGGCGATCAATAGTTCGTCGTGCATGGTCAGACCGTCCAGTAGGTAACCGTGAAGACGATGTGATTGCGGTCGGCAATGGCTCCAGTCGTAAGGCTGCTTACCTGAGTAAACAGCGTGACGGTGTTCGGTGTGGTGATCCTGTGAGTAAGGAGCATCTTGTTGGTTCCCGCAAACCCCACAAGACCGCTTGGGTTGTTGGAACTCCATCCGGTCGAAAAAGTGACCGCTCCTCCACCAGCCTGAATGTTCGCCTGCGTGTACGGGAATCCAGCAACGTAGAGATCGCCGGATGCGGTACCTACGGTAAAGTTGTCCGTTCGCATGTGCGCCGCTGCAATCACCATGTTGCCGATCTTGGTGTACCGCGCAGACACGATGTCGTATGTGATTGCGCCGAACGCGCCTGTTTCAGGCTCAAACACCGGGACCCAAGTCCCCTCCTCGTAGTCAGTCAGTTTCTCTGTGGTGGGCGTGCCCGAGCCATTAGCCGTTGCCGAGAAGTCGATTCCTCTGGTGTTGGCAAGGACAATGTCGTTCGACGTGTTAAGGACTCCGGTGACTCCCAAGGTCCCGCCCACAGTGGCGTTGTTGGTAACCGTTAGGCTAGAAAGCGTCGAGGATCCAGCCCCAAGAGTTCCGCCTACAGAGGCGTTGTTGTTCACCACTAGGCTAGAAACAGTCGATGCTCCAGCCCCAAGGACGCCCAGCGTCGATGCGCCAGTGACCACCAGCGTTCCGCCCACGGTAGCGTTGTTGGTGACTGCAAGAGAGCCGAGAGATCCTGCACCAGAAGCCGTTACTGTGGTTCCGTTTACGTTGCCCGTGACATTGCCTGTGACATTGCCCGTAAGTGGACCGGAGAATCCAGCCGAACTTGCCGTTCCCGTGACCGTGATGTTCTGCCCGAAGGTGACGTTGTTGGGGAACGACTGGACAGCCCGGGTTACGCCAAGGTTTCGCACTCGGATGTTGTTAGTTCCTGCTCCGGGTGCGCTGACGAAGGACAGCGTAGAGGACGTAACGGTATAGTCCGTTGTCGGCCTTTGAATTGTTCCGCCAACCTCGACAATGAACATGGCCGGGTCGGTTGTGGCGGCTGCTGGAGAAAACGTAAAGTCCGTTGTGGTTGAATCGCCAGAGAACGTCCATGCCTGTGGCACCGTGACGGCTGTGGTTCCATACAGGGTCATGCCATCCACATAAGCCTTGTTGGCGGCATCGTTGAGAGCCGTAGGAACAGCAGTGTTGGTGATGCGCTTGCTCTCGGCATTCCAGTGCGTTCCATCAGCCGTAGGTGGCAGCGCACCAGAACCTGTGTCATTGGCCTCCTGAACGACGTGCAGAACACCTTGAACCGACTTGTCAAGGTCAGACGCAGTCAGGATCGAAGTGTCCTCAAAGTCAACCACGTTGGACCGGAACAGCGACACGGTAGCCGGAGTCTCGCGCTGGATGCGAATGATTGTGTTGTTCGCAGGAGCCGAGTTAAACTGGATCTTTGGCGACGTTGTCAGGTCAACGAACGTGTAGGTGTTGGTCGCCTCGGGATTCGCGTTGTCGTTGAAGTAGACCTTCAGGAATCCCGTGGAGATCCACCCATCAATCCCGCTGAGGGAGTACTGGGTGGTCGAGCCGTTCCCCGTGTAGAGGAGGTAACTATTGGCCATGTTGGAGTTTGCTCCTTAGAATCAATCTGGTTCCTTTGGGCGTCTTGTCTGCCTACGGCGCAGCATGTATTCGTCTTCAATGTCGCCTTCAAGGATGTTAAAGTACTGCTTCAGGCCCGGAAAGTTCTGAAATGGAAGCAGCATACGGACCTTGCGTACGGTTCCTGTAGTGATGTCCCGCTCGGTCTTTAGTTCAAGGCCGCGCCCCACAGAGCGTCCATAGGCGTCCTTTGCAAGGCCGTACACGTTTTCTACCATGGCTTGTCCGGGGAACCCATAGAACTGCAATCCGCTGTAGCGGTACGGAGAAAAGATCGGATCTCCGATAGCAAAAGTGGAGACCGTATCCAAAGCCAAAGACGGTACAAAGAACTCCGCTGGACCTGTAAGAGCGCCTTTCACAAATCCCTCAGGAGTCATCTGCTTGGCGAGTTGGTCAGCCTTTTCCCAATTGCCTGCCTTGCGCTCTGAGGCGTAATCCGCCCAAGATCGAAGCCACTGGATAACTCCAGCAAGCATCAAGGTAGCCCCAATTTCTTGTGCAACCTTTGCCTTGCCGCCCCGTTGAGTCCGTTCGACATTCTGAATAAGGAAGTTGTCCACACCCTTAAGGTTGAACGAGCGGAACTGGGTCAATATTCTTCCCCACCAAGTAAAGGCTGACTTGTGGAGATCTCCTCGGGTAGGCACAGACTGGATACGGCTTTCAACCATGCGCTGGACAAAGCCCTTGATAAGGTCCATGTCCTTGGCGTCAATGTTGTCCATTCCAATAATGCGCTCTCCCAAAAACCCCTTCTTGGTTTTGGCGTTCTTTCCAACAAACTGGATGATCTGCTCGTATTGGGCAGGCTCAAGACCCAAGGCTCGAACTGTGGCTGGGTCCAGCCTCTTGGTGCCCGCTCGGGCTACGTCGTAAAGGTGCTGAAGGACTCCTGCGGCTGCTAGTTGCTGGGTGAATGAGTTGATCGGGGCAAGACCTGAAAGGTCACTCATCACTTGCGCTGCTGAATTGAGACCACGCTCGATGGCTGCTGTAATACCGCCAGAGAACTCATCGGTCTGCTCCAAACCTTCCATAAAGACTCGTCGCAGACGATCCGTCGAAGGTGCAAACCAAGCATCAAGAAGCGATGAAAGGTTTTGAGCGTCCCTGTCTAGGTTTCTCCAGTTGGTGATCATCTCTCCTAGGATTGGCATCTGGCGGATCATGTTCTTGACCCCCAGTGTGCCTACAAGTCGGGAAATCTCACTGAGAGCCGAAAGACCGAACTGACCGCCTCCAGTCAGATATCCGTAAGACAGGGCAATGTTCAGCAGACGGCGGCCCACATTCATGGGACCCTTATGGATCGGGTCGTACCGAACAGCCTCCATGAGTTCCAAAAGACCCGCCTCGGCACCATCCTCGATATCACCGCCAACCTTCTTGGCAAGAGCAATCATGCCCTCGACGGTTTCTACCTCAGGCTCGCTCTGCAAGATGTTGCCAGTGCGTCCGACATACTTGGGACCAAAGACGCCTCTGGCTCGCATCTCGTCGTTAAAGGCGGTAATCATTCGGCGCTGATTGACTGCACCCATGATGGAGGTCAGGTACTTACGCAGTACGAACGGAAGGTCGTTGTTCGTCAAATCATCAAGCGCCAGTTCCCTGCGTCCTGTACCCAAGAAGTCATCTGAAACAGAGATTGCCGCGCTTTCGTCAAGCAGCGTCCTAGAGCGACCAAAGGGTGTCCCTCCGGTTGGTCCCTTGCCCTTGATGGGAGCCTTAAGGGCCAGTAAAGCATCAGCCAGTTCCTGCTCCTGTTCAATCAGAGGAGCGCCCTCGGTACCCTTGGCAATGGAGATAAGCCGATTGGCGAATACCGTAGCCGCCTCGTCAATGTCACCTGTAATGGTCTGCTCGACGCCATCGATGACTACCCGGCGACCGTTCTGATCAATGGCCTGCTTGACCAGTTGAATTAGCGCCTTGCGGCCCTCATCAGTCGTTGCCAGTCTGCGGATCCGGTCCCAGCGCCACAGGCGTGGCGCATAGTTGGCTACAGCGGACTTCTGAAATCCCTTGAGACCAACCGAGTGTGCAATGTCGTGGACTCGCTGAAACAGTTCACGGATCGCTTTGGCGGTCTCGTTGACGGAATCGGCAGCATCATTAAAGGCCCCCGAGCGAAGTTGACGCATCACCCGAGTATTGAACTCGGCTCGCAACTCCTTCTTGCCAAATGCACGGAGCCTATGGCGCATTGTGGGCGCTGCCACATTGTCCCCAACAGCAAACTTGGTCCAACCCTGACGGTAACTCCGCAGGAACGTCCACATTAGACCGTTCAGCGTTTGAGTTCCCAGTTCAAAGATGGTCTGTGGCTGGGCCTCGTCAAATACGCGCTTGGCGTGGAAAGCGTGCCACCCGATCAGACGAGCAGCGGGGTTTTCCGAACGCATAAGGCGAGCCGCTTGGTTTCCTAGGGCGCTCCACCACTTGTCCCACCAAGAGTTCACCTTAGGCACATCACTGAAGTTGGAAGCCGTTCCCTTAGGAGTTGGGCCTCCACCCGTGCCCACCGCGCCACCACCAGCGCCTCCCCCGGGAGGCCTTGGAGGCTTCATGTTGTTCATTAGGCTGGGCGGAATGAAGATCTGCTGCGTTGACTTGGAATGCTTGTTGATCAGTTGAGCCACACCAAGGCGGCGGGCATTCTTGTCAATGATTGTCTTTCCAGCCTTGTTGACCTTGGTCGGAGGAGCCTGAGCAAGTCCTCGCAGGGTATCGACAACCTCCTCGACAACCTTGCGGTTCACGACACCACCACGGTTGCGGATCTCACGCAGTACATGGAAGATCAGTGAGTTCTTGTCATCGACACCCTCAATGACATTCCTGCGGAACATTCCCGTGATCGTGTCAATCATGGTTTCCCGGTCAACCAAGTCCATGACTGTTCTATCCGCACCGCCGATGAATGCCTTGTTCTTCCTGAGTTTGGCGGCAACTTCTGGGTTGAGATTCTTGGAGACCTCCTCCCAAATGGCCTTGTTGAATGCACCCGACATCAAGCCTCGTCGCTCGACGTTGGTCAGGGCTTGGGCAATCATTGCAAAGGTCTCGCGGGTGATTGGACCACCAGCAAGCGAGATCTCAAATGCAATCGACTTGATCACCGACCTGAATGGCTGAATGCCCTTGGCTGTTTCCTTGACCGACTTGACGCGACCTCCAAAGGAAATCTGTCCCGCCTCATCAACCTGAACAGGGATTGCCCCGGGGCGGGGTGTGGTGCTGGCCTTGACTGCGGTACGAGCGCGGCCTGTCCAAGTTCCTCCGGTTTCACGGAGAACCAGAGAGGTACCTTCGTCATTCATTGCCGCGGCCAACGGAACATTTGGATAGCCGCGACGATGGACATTCATCACGGTATTCAACTTGTTTACGTCCGCTGTAGACACAAAGTAGACACGGTTAGACGTGACCTCATCACCCGCTCCAGAAGCCCTAAGAGCGCCTGTCTCCATGACATCAAAGGCGTCACCGCTGACTGTCGTGTAGCGGAACGATGTGCCATCAGAAGGCAGGATCTCCCCTGCAACTCGGGTGCTGAATACCGCTTCTACAGGAGAGGACTCCCACTCGTCCCACAGTTTGGCACCGACCTTGGAAGCCTCCTCGGCAAAAGATCCTGTACCCATGGAGAACAGCATCTGGTCCGCAGCAGCGGGAGAATCAAAGATGTACCCCGGGCCGTAGTCAACGGTATATCCACCGGGCAGTTTGGTAATTCGCTTGCGGCGCAGTTCAAGGGCGGCTTCTTGGATGCGATCCCGGACAAACATCCGACCAAACACCGCGCCACCAAAGACACCCGAAATTGAGCCTGAGACTACCAAATCGCCAATCACTTCACCAGCCGTAGGGTCATACAGTGGATCAATGCCGTTTTTGACAGCCTGAAACACAGCCTCTTCGGCCACACCTAGGGCGGTCCACCGAGCCGCTAGGTTAGTCCGGCTGACCATTGCAGCCGCCTCTCCAGCCGCCGTAGCCAATTCCATGGTCTTGTTCTTGCCAAACGCTGAAGCCACGGTACGCCCAGCCAAGGCTCCTCTGGTTCCCAGCCCAGCCACAGCAACACCTTCGGCGGCAATTCCAGCAGCCATCAAAGCGGAAATATCCGCCGCCACACCAAATGCTGTTCCGTATCCGCTAGCCTGCGATTGAGCATCAGGCAACCCCATCTTGATGAACATCAGTCGGCGCTGGTATTCGGCATAGGTAGGAGAGGACAACAGCCATCCACGCTCCTCAACAGGAACTGGCGCAAGATCCTCGCTGATCCCGTCAAGGTTGTTCCCCATACTGAACGACAGTGGATCACGAATTGGATCGGCTTCTTGACGATCCTTGTTGAAGTTCAATGGTTCGTCGCCGCTGTCGCTCAAGAAGGAATCAACCGCATAGCCAAGGCGCGTACCTGCTGCACCAATCATCGATGGTCTGGTGCCTGCCAAGAACGGCCCCATGCCATAGCGCATGTCAATGATGTCCTGAACATCAGGGTCAAAGACAAGATTCTGCTTGGCCTGTTCCTTCCTGTAGGCCATCTCCATCGGAGAGGGTGGGTAGTTGAACTGTGGTATCAGTGTTTCAGGCATGGTGTGTTAGGGAATTAGAACCCCATAGTTCGACGCGGATTCAAGAACTGCGCTGCCGCAGATTCCCGTTGCATCCTTTCCATACTGTTTTCTCGGCGCTCCTGCTCACGCTTGTTCTGCGTTTCTTCAATAAGACGCCTGTTGATGGCCTTATCAAACTTTTCGCCAGTCTTGAATTCTCCGACTCGATAGAAGCGGGGATCGCTCGGCTGGCCATCAACAGTTGGAGGCAAGGCGTTTCCATCGGCATCACGCACAGCAAAGATGCCTTCTCCGGTTGGTTCCAACGCAACAGTCACAAGGGTGGCGTCTGGGTTGTTCGGATAGAACGTGGTGAGGAAAGCCTCAAGCCACGACTCATTGATGTTTGGATCAAAACCCTTGCGCGGAATCATGGAGTTACGCAAGAAGAAATTGGTCTCCTTAACAGCATCACTTGCTTTGCGCGCTGAAACATTTGAGTTCTTGGACTCTTCAACCAACTTGAGGTACGCCCGTCCAAACTCATAGGCACCATAGCGCAAGGAGTCTGGGTTTGTCACTTCCATGTCGAGAACGAAGGTATTGAAGTTCTCTTGAAAGTCGCGGGTATCTGTCGGGTCTCCGCTAAACAGTCCCGTGAAGTTTGCGGCGTCACTCTTGAAGGCGGCTGCGGTGATCTCTCCCGCATTACCAAAGAAGCGTTGAGCCGCAACATCACGGGCAACCTCGTAGATGTTGTCTGTCCGCAGTCGATACAGGGCGGAATCAAGTGTCTCTCGGAGCGCCTTGCCGTTGGGTCCCGTAGGAAGCAGTGCAGAATCCTCAAGGTTGTTGGACTTGAGATAGCCATAGGCTTCAATCATGTCCACAACAGCGTCCATCTTGAAGTTGGATGATTCAACGACCTGTGGGTTCAGCGCGTTAATGAAGTTGTTGACCGCTGGTCCTACAACTCGGTAGTCCTCAAAGACCGACCCAAGGTGCATCCTCAGCATCAGGAATCGACCCCGCATAGATGCCTTATCCCTAAGGACATCCTCTGTGTCATCCGGCAAGGACTTTAGAGTTCCACGGAAATTTGCAACACCCTTGGCTACGGCATCTTCTCGCTCTGAAATTTCCCTATCAATTGTGGTATAGGCCCTCTTGTATTCGCGCTTGGCGGCATCAGAATCAGGCACCAGCCCCATATCAAGAAGGCTATCGGTGATCTTTTGCTTGGCAACGCCGAACTCGGGAATCGCTCCATCAGGGCGCACCATCTGCTGCTCTGGGGTGCGGCGACTTCCATCAGCATTGATCCCAAAGAACACATTGACATCGCTGTTGACGGATCCAATGATTCCGCTCTTTCCGTCCTCGCCATACCAACGAATCCGGGTGTCCTTTTCCAGTTGGATCTGGGCACGCTCTTCAGCCCTGCTGTTATAACGATCCGTATAGGTCTTCTCGACACCCCACCGTTGAGCCAGCGGAAGGTCTAGGTTATCCATCGTTTTCCGCAGGCTATCAAGACCTTGCTGATACGAGACATTTATGTCGATGGACGAGGCTTCAATCTGAGTGGTCAGGGTCTGCTCAATTGCCTGAGCGCGGGCGGTCTCCTGATCCTTTTGGGCTTGGTCATAGCGGCTCATTGCCCACGCCGTCTTGGATTCAATCTCCGGGGCGCTCAGGGTTGCCAAGGAGCCATCAGACAACTTGTCGCGCACCGAAGACACATACTGGTCCTTGGTCATTCCGGTCTTGACTGCCTGCAAGGAACTGGACTCGATCCATTCTGCGGCAGCCCGGGACTCGGCAATGGTCATCCGATTGCGGTTCTGCTCGATCTGCGCTTTGCGGGACGATAGGCGATACTTGGCGTATTCGATCTCGCTAAGAGGTCCTGTGCCAGCCTTAAGAGACTTGTACAGACCCTCGGCAATCTCGGGGTTATCCGAAGTCTCCATCTGCTCGATCAGGAAATCAATTACGGTGTTGTTCATCCGCTGCCGAGACACTCCCGTAACAATGTCCATGCTTTCTTGAAGCGCCGTGACGGCCTCATTGCGGACAATCGGATCTGGGCTGGAATAGTCCTCAACAGCCTTGGCTACAGAAGCCCCAAGCCCCGTAATGATCTTCTCCTCACGGTGCTTGGCAATGGCCTCCTCATGCTGCATGGCCTTGGAGGCGATGTAGGGGTTGAATGCCTCGTAGAACGACCGGGTCTGGTACGAAGCGTCCCCAAGGTTCACATTGGCATTCTGGGCGTACTGGGCAGCAAGGGCATCAAATGCCTCAGGGTTCTCAAAGAACTTGGGGTCATCCGCAGCCTTCATGGCGTAGATGCGCTCAAAGTCTGCCCTAGCCCTGAGACCCTCGATAGTTCCGCTGGCCTGCTGGGCACCCACAGCCATCCATGGGTTCTCCGTGGGCTTGATCTCGCCAGACTCGACCAGTTTCTGGTACGACTTGCGGCTCTTGTTGACGAGATCCATTCCCGCCTTGATCTCCTCCTCGTTCTGCTCGGCCTTCATAGAGCCTGCAAAGCGAGCAGCAGTCACCGAGAGGTCACTGAAAGCAGAGACCAGTTGCTGGGCCATGGCGACCTGCTGCTGGTCATACAGGGCAACCGCAGGAGCCGCAGCAGCCACATAGGTGTTGACAGGACTGGCCTGTACGCTGAGAGATGGTCCGCTCTGTGGAGGCATTAGTTGTTATCCTGCGCGCTGTGTGTATGGCGAAGGCGGGGGCGGGGGCGCTGACACAGCAGGCATCGGATTCCCCGCTCCACCAACTCCATTAGGATCCCTGAAGGACTGGAGGGCAGACGCGGTCTGAATGCCGACCGTTGCTCCCTGAAGGGCATTGAGAACAGGTGACCAAGTTGCCGAAGGTGGAAGCGGGGATGGAACGCCACTGTTGAGGATGCTTTGGCCACGGGCATAGATCGCCTGCGCCTCCATGTTGGACTGGTAGCGGAAGTTACGAATGTTTCGCATGGCGGTGGACTCAAAGCCAGCGATCTCCCGCTCGAACTGCTGATGCAGCATGTCCACAGATCGACCCTCGACGCCCATGGCTGCCTGAGCCACTCTGGTCGATCCTGCGGCCTGCCTGACGTTCTTGGTGATGTTCTCCAGTTCCTGCCGGGTGGCCGCCGTCTGCTCGAACTCACGCTGGGCCAACTGGTCGATCTGTAGTCCAACGTCACGGACCACAGACTTCTCTGTCTCGTTGTATTGGTCCAGAGCCGCTTCACCCAACTGTCGGTTGTACCTGTTCTGTGCGCTGGCAGCCTTTGATTGAGACACGCCTCCAGCGACTGCGGTGCCTACACCGACAGCAAGAGATGCTGCTGCGATGATGGTTCCTGCTTCACACATGGGGTTTGATCCTTGCGAATTCTACAAAGGGAAGTTTGAGGTGTCCGTACTCGGGGATGACACGGATGAACTTGAAGCCAAGCCATTCCAGCCATCGGATGTGAACTGCGTTCCGTTGGTCCACCGCATTGAACAGTAGATCTGCCTTCTGGTGAAAGCGGTCTATCCATCCACGCGATTCCCTCAGGAACCTTGTGCCGTACTTGGGAAGGTCATTGCCTGCCAGTAGCCAGACCACACCCTTGTCCTTCTCGACCATCCGCAGGCCGAACAGTCCGATTGGCTTGTGTTCCTTAGCCGTGCAAATGGTCTGGCAGATGTCCGAATGCAGGTAGCCAGTCAGCAGCCCAGCCATGGGATCAAGGCCAGATGCTGCATAGATCTCCGCAGCGTCCTCAGGACGTATGTCCTTGGAAACTGCGGCTACATCAGGGATGACGCTGGGGCGTGCGTAGATCAAGAGGAGTACCTAGTGGCGCGGTCATTGTAGAACGCCTCTAGGTCTGCACTCAAGAGTTTGGACGGGAATGGCGAATCGTTTATGACACGAAGGGTCATCCCGTCATTGCGCGAGAAGATCGGGATCCTGAAGGTGCCTGTACTCAGGTTGATCCCACCGCTGTAGGACAGGCCCAGAGTCTCGCCCGTGAACCTGTACTCGTAGGTTGTGCCATCGTCCATTGCCACGGTTGACTTGAAGTAGCCCGTGTCTGCGTACTGGAGGAACAGGTAGCGCATCTGGTACCGCCCGGTCAGCATGGCCGCCATCCCAGACCCAACCCGAGACCTCAGGTAAGGAGTCGAGAAGGTGTAGGTCATGGTGTAGTTGGTGCCTACCCAAGTGTCCACCGTAGTCCAGTCTCCCTGAACCTCAAGGGTTCCGAAGGACACCGATGGGGTTGTCACATAGGAGGTTCCAGACAGGATGTTCAGGGTGTACCCATCCTCGGTCACCACCCGAGTTACTCCGGGCTTGTACGAGATCGGCGCAGGCAGGATGAAGGTGGTGATGTCGGTGGAGGCGTTGTACGACTTGGAGGTCAGCAACTTGCGCTGATCAAGGTGAGTCACCCAGTCCTTGCCTGTGGTCGCCGTATCGTTGATCCCCGCACCCATGCGGATCTTCTCGATGGTCATGTAGGCGGTGCTGTCGGTCCGCGTGCGGTGCATCACAAGGTACAGGTCAGACTCGTCAAACCCCGCCCAGACCACCTTGGCGATGTCGCTGTAGGTTGGGTCGTGGGCGCTGTTGAAGGTGAACCTGAACCACGCAGACTGGACCCTCTGGTCGCCTTGGTTGGTGTACCTGTAGCAGTACAGGTCATCATCAGTCACCACAGCGGCGATGTTGTCGTGGCTGGTGGCGGCAATGTGGGCTGCGGGTGCCTTGATGAACCTAGGGACTCCTGCGGTCAGATCGTTGGCCACATAGGATCCGTCAATGTTCTGGTGAGGCACCATCTCCCGCATCCCGTGGTACAAGCCGTTGGGGTACAGGAAGAAGATCGAGTTAGCGGATGCGACTGGCTGGACCTTGGAGGACACAGACTCGAAGTCAGCCACAGGGAAGATGCCAACGGTCCTCGGGCTGAAGACATCGTTTCCACGCATGATCATCTGGCTGGTCGGGGTGAACAGGATCAGGTCCCTGTTGAACGGGATTGCGGCAACCAGTTCGCCCACACGGGGAGTCGAGGAGGCGACATCAATGACCTCTGAGTCTGGGATGTCAAGGACCGTGGTGCGCCAGAAGTTGAAGAACTCTCCTGTCTCGCTGAGGACGATGTTCTCGCCAGCCAGCATTGCAAGGCGGTTCTGGTGGTACACCATGCACTTGATCGGCTCTCCGATGAAGGATGGATCAGGGTTGGTGTCCTCGTCGCCCACAAGGCGGTCTGACCACTTGAACTTGTTGTAGACATCCGCAGCGTCAGCCGTGGGTCGGCCATTGGCAGTACTTGGGGTGGTGCCATCTGCCCTCTTCAACATGAACGTCCCGTCCGACTGGCGGATCAGGATCAGGGGCATCGTGGCCTTATCGACCTCGTACTTGATCCCCGGCTTGATGGTCTCCTCCCAGACGCCACGGGAGAACACGCCATCATCTGCCTTGAACTTGACATAGTAGTCATCCACGGTCGCCTCTGGGGCATTGGCCACACGCACGGTATAGCCATGGGGAGCCGTAGGAGGCAGATCCTCAAACCTTTCGACCGCGTCCCGGATAAAGACAATGCCCTCGCCTGCAAAGTCATCCTCGACCTTGACCGTAAAGTCGGCAGAGGCTTGCAGGTAGATCACGCCATCGAGGTGCGTTGAGGATGTGTATGGAGATGTGTTGTCGATGCCCCCGCTGGGTCCGATGTACCCGGAGGTCTCTCCATCAAACAGCGACTCAGCCACCATGTCGGTTCCGATCTCGCCAGACACGACATCCTTGATCTCGCACTCGAAGTTGTTGACATTTCCGATGTCTGCCGCAAGAGCCGACAACTTGGTTGACACGGGACCATTCCAAGACACGGCATCAGTCACCAGTTGAACCTTGGTGACCTTACCGCCAGAAACCGTAATGATCGCATTTGGATAGGTCGTTGCCTTGGTTCCGCTGACATAGGTCAACTGCACAGGGACGGCATAGGTTCCGTATGTTCCGTTTGTTCCCGAACTGCCAGCGTTGGTGATCTCAAGGGATCGCGTGGTGTGCGTAAAGGTATGCGTGGTTGCGCCAGAGGTAAGGATGACCGAGTGCTTACGAGCATAGTTGGCTTGGCGTACCCACAGGAGACCAGCCCTGTTGTAGTTGCTGGGTGTCTGAGAGGCTACGGCAGCAGTCAATGCAGGCGTAACTGTGTGATTTGAGATGAATGTCACATCCGCAATCGACACCGCAAACCGCTCATAGTACTCGGCAGTCGATAGCGAGTTGACAACGAACAGCGTCTTGCGGTTACCCGCGAGGTCGTAGACGGATGCCGTTCCGTTCTTCTGGATGATCAGCAGGTACTTCTCGTTCTCGTCCCGCTCGATCATGTGGACAAATGGCTTGTCCGTCAGGTTGTTCCATAGCAGTGTTCCGTTGGCAGCAGCCACAGCGGCTAGATGTTCCGTTGGGGGCCTCTTGATCAACCCCTCCACAGGGGACGGAACCGCATTGACAATGTCCTCGGCCTCGTTGGGCTGCCGGATCGACGGAGGCTGCTGTGAGATCCCCCCGATCAGGTTCGGAATTGCCGTTGTGATCAGTGCCATCAGTAGACCCGGTACTGGCCCTGACGGATGAAGGTCCGTGCGATGTCAGGACTCTGGAAAATCGTGTAATCGCCTGTCTCGTTTTCATGCTCGCTCATCCTTGCAAGGGCGGCGATCTCGTCGGCTTGGGTGAACATGTGCAGCCTCTCCGAGCCGACTACGCGGTCCTGAAAGATCCTAGCGGCACGGATGAAGACGTACCTGCGTGCCACCTCAGGCATCTCATCATAGTCCATCAGCAGCACACGGGTCACCTTGATCGGGCCGTAGAACGCATAGGAGTTGGTCTTGCGGTCGTACAGGCGGTTGCCACGGATCGTGATGTCGTAGTTGTAGTAGGCAGGATCCATGTCCACACGGGCGACATTGTCGGTGATGTAGATGTACCCGGTACCTGTCTCGGGCACCAGTTCGATGTTGTCCTCGGTGTTGAACAGCCATCCGTAGGACTGGACATCCCGAGTGACCTCATCGAGGATGTTCTGTGCAATCAGCGAGTCTGCCCTAAGGGCCGTCAGGGAGTTGACCGGAGGCTCGCCTACGGCAGACAGCATGGTATTGATCGCCTGCAACTTGGTGGTCTTTGTCAGCGACATGTGATCCTCTTTGAAGGTCGAACAAAAGGGGGAGGCCCCAATCTCTTGGAACCTCCCCCTTTGTTTCACTCAGGTGGGAGAACCGACTCGATTAGGTCGAGATCAGTTCGAAGCAGCACTCCTCGCGGAGGACGTTGTGACCCATGGCGTACTTGGCAAGCATCAGCGTGCCGAGGCGCTCCATGATGTAGTCAGTCTCCAGCGAGAGGTCCATCAACTTGACCGTGCCCAGAGCCTCGCGGTGGAACACGACGCCCTCGGTGTCAGCGTAGGACGTACCACCGTAGCCGACGCCGCTGGAACCGTAGACATCATTCTTCACGCCAGTGGCGTTGTGGATGTTGTTCACGGCGCTCTCATTGGTCGCGGGAACGTGGTTGGACTTGAGGACGCGGATGCCAGCCACCGACACGATCTCGCCAGCAGCGGTCGATCCGTTGCCGTCGTTGCCGTAGTCGCGGTTGATGGCGTCCTTGTTCTCGTTCACCAACTTGTAGTACATGCTGGGCTTGAGGATGCAGAACCGCTCCTCGCTCGGCACGTTGCGCTCGTCCATCTTCTGGGCGACCTCGAACAGACCGTTGATCAGGGTCGTGCCCGTGGGCGACGAGTTGATCTGGACCTGAGCACCAAGGTACTCGGCATCCGAACCGCCGAAGCGATCCGTGGTGCGGCGAGCGCCTGCGATCACAGTGCGGATCAGGTTCTTGTCTGCCGTGTAGGCAAGGGCGCGACCGATCTCCGTGCTGTAGATGCTGCGCACGTCATAGTGGTTCTTCATCTCATCGATGTCGGCCACGAAGACGCTGGAGAGAAGCACGTCATCGATGAAGATGACCTTCTCGTTGTGCTTGAAGCGATTCAGGTACTTGGACGTGGGGCTGTTGCCCGAGTCGAAGGACGTGGTGGGCGAGCCGGCCGAGGCCGAAGCGGCGAACAGCGACGTACCCGAAGCCTCGGAGAGAACGCTCTCGCCGGGGGTGTGGTACTTGGCCTCTGCAACGCCCGTGACCGGGAACGTGGCAGACTTGCCGCTGGCAATCGTGCGAACGCGGTGAAGAGGCATCATCACGTTGAACTTCTCGAACGTGGTGATGATCTCGCCAGAGAACACCTTCAGGAACAGTTCGTCAACGTCCCCGGCCAGATTGACCTGACCAAGGCGCGACGGTCCCGTGTAATCATGTGAAGCCATTTGAATGGACTCCTGTGGGAAAGAAAGGACGTGTTGTTGTTCAGATGCAGGTGCGCTGTCCGAAGGGTTGTCCCTCGCAAGGGGCCAATCAACAACGCTTCCCGGCCCATCTAACTAGCCGGAAAAGAAAGAGACCCCACCCACTTAAGGGAGAGGTCTCGGGGTTTGGGTCTGCGTCAGGCTCTACTTGGAGCGTGGAAGCGCAGCCGCTGGCTTAGTGCCAGTTTCCTCAGGTACGTCTGCGGTCCACCACCCAGCGGGGATCTCGACGCGATTGTTGGACATGATCTTGGTCCCATCCTTCTGGACCACGAACACATGTGCCTTGACAGGTTCAGCCAGTTGGACCGGAGTTCCCGGAGGAACCAGAATCACGGTGGTGGCGCACCCGGTCGCGGAACCGATCACGAACACCGCCAGCAGTTGGGTCAGCATCTTTGGCATGTGTTTCCTTAGATACCAGACGTTCCAGAAAGAGTAGGATGGCGTGGACAATCTGCCCAATCCAGCCCATCACTTGGTCTCGGGTTCCTTTGCATCCTTGGCAAGGATCAGACCCACGCCTGCGGTGCAAGCGGCGATCACAGCAGCGATGTCAAAGGTGGTTGCCGGATCGCCATCAAGCATGGCCATGGCTGCCGACGAGAGTGCGGTCAGAATGGTTGCGATGCCAAGTGCGGTGGTCTTTGCGTTCTTCATCGAGCGACTCCTAGTGCGTTGGACAGGGCGACCCGAGACTCGACATCCTTGCGATATGCCGGGTCACGCGCATACCTAGGATCCTTCATGGCCTCAACGATCTCGGAGATCGACCTGAAAGCGCCTCCTGCGGGACCAGACATCTCGCCCTGAATCAGGCGTCCGGTCTGCTTGCCGTTGGCCTGCTCATAGCGAGCCTTGAGTCCCTGAATTGCCATCTTGATGTTCGACATGTTGCCAGACTCGATGATGCTGTTGAACGCATCGATCTCGTCCTCGGCAATGTTGTCCGCTGCCCAGTTCTGGATCTGGGTGTACGCCTGTTCGCCGCCTGCGTAGGACATCATGGTCTTGGTGTTCGTGTCCACCAGAGCCTTTTGCCCATCCACATAGGCACGCACCAGATGCTCTGGGATGCCCATGCCTGCGATCTTCTGGATCGACTCGTCGCTGAGATCCCCGTTCTCGGAGAACTCCTTGGAGTAGGTCTCAAGCGAGTTCTGATCTAGCGGACCAGAGCCAGAAGACAGTCGGCGCTCCAGTTCAGAATACGCCTTAGCCAGTTCTGTGGGGTCCTGAAACTTCTCAGGGAGCCACTCGGGTCGGGCTTGGGCTGGCTGGGCTGGAGCGTCGGTAGCGGCTGGGGTCTGTGCCTGAGAGATTGCTTCTGCCAGCGCGTCGGTCTCATTGTTTGTCTCTGCGGTGTCTCGAACGATTGTCACTTGCTGATGGTTGCTCATTGTGGGGTTCTAAACCTGTCCTCGGCAATGTTTCCTAGTGTTCTGGCTGCCTGAGGTCCTGCCTGCATGAGCATCTGCTGTTGCATGGCCAGTTGCTGCTCCTGAGCAATCTGCTCCTCAGACTTGACCAGACCCGCCGTGTCGATACCGAGGGCTGCGGCACGGCGATTCATGTACTCACGGAAGTCTACATACTGCTGGAGACCGCCGGGTCCAAGAATCTGTGCAATTCCCTGCAAATAGATGTCCAGCCTGTTGAGGTCATTGCCACGACCAAGGGCGTCGATGCCTGTGACAATCGTGGGGGTGACCATCTTCTTATCGATCTTGGGCATCTTCTTGGCCTTGGTCAGGCGGTCCATGATGCGGTTCACCAGAGGCAACTGGAACTCCTGCGACAGCAGGCTGTAGATGCCTCCAAGTTGGCGCTCGATGCTCTGGGTGACCAGCCGGATCTCCTCGGCGGTGACACGCTCCGCGTTGCGGATGGATGCCTCGGTCAGCAGGAAGGCGTAACTCAGGCGCTCGTTGATGGTGTTCATCGTCTGGAGCGCAACCGTTAGATCAGCCGCCTTGGCTACCTGAAGGACCGTCACGTCGGCGGCGTTCCCCTCGATAATCGAGCCGTTGGCAGACTGGGCCAGTTTCTTCGGACGGGTGGTGCCCACCGGATTGACAAGGAATAGAACCTTCGCAGAGGCAGCAGCGGCCTCGACAATGCTCTTAGAGAGACTTTCGAGGGAGACCAGATCACCGTAATACTGCTCGACGTAGCCTCGGCCATAGTCCTCTCCATCGACCCGGTGCATCCTCAGGGCGAGGAACGGGTTTCTCTCAAGGGGGTAGGTGGACACCGAGTCTGGCAGGACCACCCCGCCGATCTCCTGATACACCTCAACCTTGTCATCCGGCATCATGTGAGCGCATGTGTACAACTCCACGGTGTCCTCATGGGAACACATGCAGGTCTTGGCAATGGCGGCAGCCTCGGGAGGCAGCACAGCAGGAGACACATTCTCCTTGATGACGATCTTGCGGACATGCCCCATGGGATCACGCTTGACCACATAGCGGTCCAGACGGATCACCCTCATGGGACCTTCATCGGGGAAGTACAGAAGGACGTTCCCGCAGACGATCAGTTGCTTAAGGGCCTCGAACAGGGCCACACGAATGTTCTGCCCCTCGATCTCCCTCATCACCATCCGCTCCATGTTCGACAGCGTCTGCTCGGCCTCGCCCTTGGCGCGGGGAGAGATTGTCTCAAGGTCACGGGCAGCCTTGGGGTCGATGATGAAGCGGAAGAAGGGAGCGTTGGGAGGCAGCAGCGACAGCAGCAGGGCAGACGAGAGGTTGTTAACGCCTCGCGCACCTACTGACTGGTATGGGGTCGGGAACTTGTATGCCGTCTTGTCGCCCTCGTCGGGCATCAGGTGCGGCAGGGTCAGCCTCGCACAGTCTCTGGCACGCTCTAGGTACGGAAACCTGCGGGTCTCTAGGTTCAGGTACAGAGCCTTGCCTGTGTCTGGCATGTTTTAGGTTCCCGGAATGTTGACGCCCGGGGACGTACCCATCTGGATACGGAGGCGGCGCTTGCCCTTGGACTGGAACATCTCAGAGGCTGCCGCAGGGGGCTTGGGACGTGACTGGGTCATCATTGGAGCCGCCACATTGGCCATCCGTGGAGCCTCGGGGAGTTGAGCCGGGGGTGGCGGCGGCGCTGCTGGCTTAGGGCTGCTAAAGCACATTCTCGTTTTGCTCCTCGTAGATGCGTATGAGATATCGAACGACCGAACGCTGCCCTGACTTGAAGAAGATCTCCGCAGGAGTCTCGTTCGTGTCTGGACAGCGTTCAGGAAAGGTCCTGTCAAGGAACCCAAGCAACTCAGGCGTCAGCCTAGGAGGTGGGACGCCTTCCTTAGAAAGGTCGTTATTCGGCATCTTTCTTGCTCTGGATGTAGGCGTACAGGATCACCACATAGTTGATCACATCGAGGACCGTGTCCTTGACTGCCTCATCCTTGACCCTGAACTCGCCTGTGGTGATGAAGGTCGATAGGCGGGACATCTTGTCCGTGAGGCGCACCATGATGCCTGCCTCGGTCTTGCAGATGCCCATGGCCTCGCACCGGGTGAAGTTGAGGAAGGGGTGCGAGTCATCCTTGCCTCCCGAGTAGTCGTGGTTCTTCCTCTCGGACAGGCCACGGGCCTCGTCACACAGTTCCTTGTGGGTTGCGAGAAGACGTGAACGGTTCATGGGTTCCATAGCCTGACCTCCTTAGTTTCCCAATTGTATTCGCCATGCCTGAGGATACGGGCGCAACGTGCCTGAGACAGGGCGAACTCCTCGTTGAACCCGGCGTTGGTGTAAGCCTGAAGGACCTCCTCGAACGTGCCTTCCTTCAGGATGCGCTCTGCCTTGACTGGACCGATCCCCTCAAGCCCCGGGTATCCATCGGTCTTGTCCCCCGTAAGGGTCTGCATCAGCCAGTTGCGGTCTGCCTCGGCCTTGGTGAGGAACACAGGCTCCTCGTCCTTGTCGGGATTCCAGACCCAGCCGGGGACGCTCTTGAGGTCCTTGTCGGAGGAGATAATGATGGTCTTCTCGAACGTGGTGCCGATGTCGTTCTGCAACAGACCGATGATGTCATCCCCCTCAAGTGTCGGCTCGGTGACGGTCTTGAACCCGTTCCCCAGCAGTTCCTTGACCTGCTTGAACCCACAGGGCTTGCGTGCGCTCTTGCGGTGGCTCTTGTAGGGAGGGTAGATCGTCTTGCGAAAGTTGTCCGGTCCGGTGAACCCGAAGATGCAGTTGGTGGCGTTAAGCCGCTTCATCCACTCGGTGACCTTCTCGTCGGTCAGAACCAAAGCCTCCTTGACATTCCCGAAGACGCAGTCGATGTCATCGTCGTACCGAGCAACGTATTCGGTCGCTGCACAGATGTGGTAGATCAGGATGTCACCGTCAATCAGCAGTGTCGTACTCATGTTGCCTCCGCTTCTGCGGCCTTGCTCAGGATGTGCGTAAGACCGAATGCCCCGTGCATGGAGGTCTTGAAGCAGATCGTGTAACCGTCCTCCTTCTTGGAGCGCACGGCAAACCCGATGAAGGCCAATTCATCGAACCGCTTCTTCAGTTCCGTGATGATCTCTTCCGTGGTGATGTACTCAATTGGTGTAGACATGCTTGAGCCTCTTGATCTGATCGATGTACTTCTGGCGCTTGACTCGGTCCCGCTCATGTGCCGCCAGCAGCAGCATGAACACCTGAGGCAACTTGATCACCGTGAACTTGCCCACATCCTTGAGGAACCTGACGGCCTTCTTGCTGTGCAGGGTCCAGACGTATGTGTCGTTGCCCTTGTCCCGCACAGAGCCGCCCCAGTATCCCGCGAGCATGGTCAGCACCCCGATGTGCTTGTTGGTGATCTCGACAGTTGGTGTGTTGTTCCACCTGATGCAGCCTTCACCGTCCATGATTCCAGCCGCGTACGCCTTTAGTGAGTTTCGGACCAATTTGCTCCTATTCGGTATTCACCGTCTAGAGGACATCTCATCTCGAAGAAGGTTCCGGCATCCCGGATTGCCTGCACGACAACTTTACCAACTTGATCTGCGTAGTCGGGCGTCGTGATGAATTGATACTCGTCATGCACAGCAGCCACCTGCTCGACCTCGGATGCATCGAGTTTCATGTGGGCATAGACGCAAGCCTGCTTCATCACCACAGCACCCGCTGACTGCAACAGGGTGTTCAATGCAGCGTGTTCCGAGCGTGGGTACAGGGGCCTGCCGTCAAGACCCTTGAGCCACCCACGGGAACCCAAGTTCCTAGTGACGGTCTCCTTGAGCCGCAGGTAGGCGGGGACCTTGGACTCGAAGTTAGCCCGTGCCTTGGCTCCTGTGCGCTTGTCGCCGCCAAGGACCATGCCCAACTTCTCGTTGCCTGCCCCGTAGATCAGAGCGTAGATCGCGCCCTTGGCTTGGTTGCGTGCCTGCTTGTGGGCTGGGTTGCCCTTGTCCATCACCTTGTCTGAGGTCAGACCAAAGGCAAGAGCGTTGGTCCAGTGGATGTCTCCGGTGGTCACAGCCTTGGCGTACTCGCCCCCATCCCACCCTCCGAGGTAATGGGCAAGGCAACGCAACTCAAGGCCCGAGGCATCGGCTCCCACCATGACCTTGCCCTTGGGTGCCGCAAACAGCGCCCTGTAGGCAGGCTCTGTGGGCACCTGAGCCATGTTGGGTCTGCTGTGGGTGCAGCGCCCTGTAATGGCTCCATTGGTGTTCACGCGCCCGTGGATGCGTCCCTTGGGGGTGACCACCTTGAGCCACGCCTCGTCGCCGTCTGCCAATTGCCCAAGGCGCTTGCCAAGGGTCAGGTACTCGGCTAGGACCTTGGCCTCTGGATAGGACAGCGACTGGAGCACAGTCTCGTCAACCTTGGGCCTGCCGTCTGGGGTGAACTCTGTGGGTTGCCACCCGTGCATGTCCTTGAGTCGGTCTGCAATCTGGAGTCGGGAGCCGGGGTTGAACGTAAGAATCTTTGGCTTGAGTTTCTTACCAGTCTTCTCCGACACGCGCTCCTGAACCACGGGCGGGAACATGGACTGCATCTGCTGCTCGATCTCAAGCATCTGCTTGCGGATCTCGGCGTGCAGTCTCTCTGCGGCCTTGACGTTGAACGGGATGCCCACGCGCTCCTGCTGCTTGATGATCTGGGCAAAGCGCATCTCAAGGTCCAGCGACTTGAACGCCTTGGCAGGATGCTTGAGCAGATCCCTAGCCAATACCCGGACCAGTTCGACATCGTTGCGGCAGTACTCGTCCAACTTGGGACCAGCCTCAAAGTCTCCACCATCGGTCTTGGGGAACTTGAGCCTGTGTCCCCATGCCTTCAGGGAGTGCAAACCCACCAGTTCCTTGGGCATGGTGGGATCCCTGTAGTCCGCATCAGCGATGTTGGTGTGCAGCAGGCGACACGCCACAGCGGTATCGAAGATGTTGTGATCCCGGGTAAAGGACGGAACCAACTTCCTGAGCGCGGGCAGGTCGAACCCAATCAGGTTGTGACCGATCAAGGTGGTAGCCCCGTTCAGTAGTTCGATGCCCTCCTTCAGGGACACTGTGCGTGCAGGCTCGTCCTCGATGGCAACCGCGAAGGACCTCAGTTCCTTCAGGTCACTCAGGTGCATCCAATCGGTGATTGGGTTGGTCTCGATGTCAAAGTAGATGTCCATGTCTCTCTTTCCTTTCTTTAGTCTAGTGACTAGACAAGCGTTCTTTCGGTAATGCCTGCCTTAGCCAGTTCCTTGATCAACTTCTTCTGCGCGTGCCTGAAGCAATCCCTAGCCTGCTTGGTCGTGATCTGATCATGGGGATTGCGCCGATTGTACTCGGCAGCCACATCCTCCCATTCCCTGTACGCGACCAAGTCCATCGTGACCTTTGGCTTGGGCCTGTTGCCGTATCCGTACAGCAGGATGCAGGATATCAACTGTGGGCTGACGTTGTATCGGCGTGCAATCTCGATGTTCGACATGGTCTCCGACAGCCTGCGGATCTCCTCGGACTGCTCTGGGGTAAGTTTCCTCTGCTTCATCCTTCCCCCTCGTACATGGCCTTCTCAATGCTGACGTGAAGCAAGGCCCGAAGACGCTTGACTTCCTCTTCCAGTTCGACGCAACGCTGGGACCAGTTCCTGACTCCAGCCCTGAGGATCTCGTTGTCTGTCCTGAGATCGGAGATCTCGATGATTGGATCCTTCTCAAATGTCATCGTCTGTTGTCTCCATGTTGAATTCTGCCAGCCTTCCCGACTCCTTGAAATACCGCAGCGTTCCCGCAATGCCTGTATCTCCCGTGAAACGGTTCTTAAGAACCCTGAGTACCAGTTCGTTTGGAGCGTCACCTTGCTGATTCCTTTCCATGCCGATCACGGCATCTGCCAACTGTGCAATTGAGTGTGAACCTCTGAGTTGGGCAAGGGAGGTCGAAGCCCCCTCCTCATGCCCACGATCCCCATCAGGACGCCTCAGATGGGATACCACAAACATGGCTGCCTGTGTCTCCTCAACGAGGGAACGCAGGGATGTCATGGCGTTGTCAATGAGCCTGCGCTCGTCGCCGTCACCTAGCCCAGACACGACGATGCTGAGGTGGTCTAGGAAGATGTAGTCGCATCCGCATGACTTGATCATGTAGCGCGTCTTGGCGAGCAGGTTGTCGGGATCGACGGATCCGAAGTGGTCGAACATCACGACGTTGGCTACCGTTGCCTCGAACGCCTCCCGCTTCTGGTCTGCCGTGATGCCACGGTCCTCCCAGAAATACGGCGGGGTGTTCAGGTGGATGCCCATCAGGTTCCTTGCGGTCCTCTTGACGGACTCCTCAAGCATCAGCAGACCGACCTTCTTGCCGTTGCGGATCAGGTGGCACACCATCTCGCGGCACACAGATGACTTGCCGATTCCTGTACCTGAAGTCAGGACAACGAGTTCACCCTTTCGGATGCCCAGCAACTTCTCGTTCAGGGCCTGCCACGGATATGGGATCGAGTCGTTGATGTCCTCGGTGTTGACGATATCCCACAGGTCCGAGCCAAGAACAACGCCATCAGGACGATAAGCCTTGGCACCATAGACAGCATCGATGACACGCTTGCCTTGACCTGCGACATGGGCATCATTGGCATCCTTGTACTCGGGGATCGTACCGATCTTTGCCTTGCCGGGAGTCAGAAGCATGGCGCACTCCTTGGCCGCCTTGCGCCCCGGCTCGTCATCATCGAACATCAGCACCACAGAGTCGAACTTCTCAAGCCACTCAAGGTTGTTCTGGAATGCCTTGTACGCACCAGCAGCGCCGCTGGGGACAGACACCACAGGCCATCGGTTGCCGAACAACTGGCTGATGGTCAGGGCGTCGATCTCACCCTCGGTCACCGTGACCATGCGTCCCCCGTCACGCCACAGGTGAGAGCCGTACAGGGGCAGCCCCTTGGCGTCACCGATCAGCATGAAGTCCTTGGAGGGGAAGCGCAACTTCTGCGCCACCACATCACGGTCCTTGACGTACTGGGCTACCTGAACGGTCTGGCCGTTGAACTGGCCTACGCCGTATCCCCAGAACCGACAGGTGTCCTCCGTGATGCCACGCTTGCGTAGGGCCGAGTACTCGACATCAATAAGAGTATCGAGTTTCTTGGTCACTTCTGGAAGTGACTGGCCGACCCCTGTCTCATAGTACTTGCACCCGAAGCAGTACCCATGCCCATCCGAATACCGGGCTAGGTTGTCCTGCGAGCCACACTTGGGGCATGGCTCATGCTGTACGAACTCCGATTCCTTGTGTTCCATGTTCCTTCCATTCGATTTCGATTCGCGGATCCTTGCTGTAGCACTTGACGGCAACGATCTTCATTATCTGAACGTCATCCTTCCATGCCCACTCATTGAGGGCATCGAGGATGGCTTTCTGGTGGTTGTCGATGTCGCCCTTGGGCCACACGTTGGTGGGCTTCTTTGGGGATCGGCAGAAGAACGTGACCGTCACGACGAGAGGGCAGGCAAGGGGGCAGCCCTTGGGCTTATTGATGGCACCAAGGGCTGCCTTGGCCTGCTTCCTGAAACGCTCATAGGTCTTCCCGTAGTAGGCACCCCACCTCGTAACCCGTGGTCTTGAGGCGGGTGTAGGGTCAACCTTGAGCGTCAGTTTCAGAAGTCACTCTCCTCGTCGGAGTCGGTCTCGGTCGCATCGGTCGGGGGAGCCGTGACCTCGAAGCCGTCCGTGGCCTTGAAGCCAAAGGCGTTGAAGTTGTCGCCGGGTGTGTACTCGACCAGATCGCAGATCTGAACGGCACGCATACGGAACGACAGCCCAGCGCCAACCATGGCTGTGAAGTAGGGGACCACCTCGAAGGCGACCTTGATCTTGCTGCCCGAGCCGATGCTGGGAGCGTTGACCAGAGGGTTGCCCTTGGCGTCGAACAGGGTGGGCTTCTGGTCCCACGAACGCTCCTCGGATCCGCCCTTGGCCTTCAACTTGAACTTGAAGCGGGTCAGCCCGTCCTCGGTGGTCTTGATCGGAAGGTCGGCCTTCTTCAACTTCTTGCCGCCCTTGGCCTCGCAGGTCGCCTTGTACTCGTCCTCCTGAATCTTGCGAATTGCAGCGAGGAAATCCTTGGTCTCCTTGGCGTTGGGATCAAGGTCCAGATCCACGCTGTAGACGCCGTTGGCGTCGAACTTGGTGTCTGGCTTGTTGAGTTTGGGATAGACCGCGATGCCGAGAGGGGATGTCATACGAACGAACTTCTTCTTGCCTTGCATGGTGTTGCCTTTCTTCTAGGATCCTAGACTAGTTGAAGTAGTACTGGGAGTCCATCACTTTCGATATGTCCAGAGTACCGTACTCGGGAACATCTGGAAGTGTAGCACCCTTTGGGAGAAAAGTCAATACTCCCTCATGGAACTCCCTAAGAAGATCCCTTGAGAACAACTCAACGGTAGCCTCCCGTACCCTGTGGTATACCTGTGGGTAGTCGCCTGAAAGGCACATGATCTGGTCGTGGACCGAGCCGAGGTGATTGATGCCCGATTGGGCGCACAGGTTTACGGTATGGCCCAATAGGCCGCCAAAGCCGTCCAAGGAGTGGATGTAGTTTGCGGGGCCTCCATTGAGCGCCTTGCGCTTGGACTGGCGTCCGTTCTCCTGACGAAGAGACAGCACCTTGGCCTTGGCTCCGATGCGGGTGGACACCGTGATCCGGTCATAGTTCTCGTAGCGCATCCTGACCGGGAACCCAATGGGGGTCATCCAGTAGGGCGTCACGTCATGCTCGATCATGGCGGCCATGCAACCCTTGAGGAAGTCCATGCCCTTCTTGGCGGAACCCACAACGTCATCGATGGAAGCCCAGATGATCTTGCCTAGGTGGACCACAGGCTTGTACATCTCCAGACCCCACGGGTTGCTCCCGGTCTTCCTGATGCGCTCCTCAAGCCACTCTCGGGTGTACGAGATGCATGAGTGCTGGGTCAGCCCGTAGGGCAGGGTCATGGTCTGACGCTTGGTTGTCGTGCGGTCGATGCCAAACTCGAGCAACTGCTTGGACAGGGGATCGTGATCAGCCTTCAACTTGGCGATGACGGCGTTTGCGACGAACTGGTAGGGATCTGACGGCCTCTCCGAAGGAAGGACATTAGTTGCCAGCCCAGCGACGGGATCACGCAGCAGCATGGCGTAGATCTGTAGTCCTTGGGTGGTGGCGTCCATGGCGATTGGCAGGTTGGAGATGAATCCGCTTCCGTAGTTCCAGAACTCGGTGAGTTCCCTACAGGCTGCGACAAAGGCAAATGGCTCGTCTGCATCAAGCCACTTCTTTGTGGAGTATGGGTCATTGCCGATGGCCTCGATCATGGAGCGGTTCTGCTCGACCCAGACTGTGCGCTCCTCGATGGTCTTCTTGTCGAGTCCGAACTTGTTGGCCGCATGGACGTACAGGGACTGGGCCTGAGCGTCTGTCGTGACAGGCTTGCCGTCAGAGAACCTGAGCATGGCCTTGGCGTACGACACGCCCTGAGGATGCAGGAACAGCGGCAGGGGATACCCACGCCCACGGAAGTCCAACTGATGTGGGAACCACAGGCGCTGATGGGAATTCATCTTGTCCGCAACGAACAGGGTCTTGAGTGCCAACAGTCGCTGGGACTCGTATGACTCGTTGAGGAAGTGGATCTTTGCGGCAGCCTTGCGCCAATGGCGTCTGGATTCCAGATTGGTGTCGATGTCCAGCGGCTTGGAGGGGATCTCCTCGTCACGCGATGGGGGCATCGAGTCAACCTCAAGACCCTCCTGCCAGCAATGCTTGACCAGCCCAAGGATTTGCTGATCGACTTCCCATGGCGTGTTCTGGATGAAGTTCACGGCGTCGTACACGGCTGACGGCATGAGCGATGACAGTGATTCCTGATACGCCTTGTTCCTGCTCTTGACCAGCGGCCTTGGTTTCCACGCAATCGACGCATAGCCGCCCACCCAAGGGTTATTCCACTGAAGCGGCTTCTCGATTGTGGGCAGGAACATCGGCTCCAGCGATTCGTGGTAATCGTGGCAGCCCTTGACCCACCTGCGGATGTCCGGGGCTGCCTGAATGATGCAGTACTTGCGTCCCCGTGCGTTCAACTTGGTGAGGATCTCGATGATGCCTGTGCGCTGGGCAATCATCTCCACAAGCAGCAGGCCCACAGCAAGGGCGTCGGCCTTGGCCCACCGCTTGGTGACCAGATCGACTGCACGGGCGGCATCACGGGCAAACCTGCGCTTGAACTTCTGGCCGACTGACTTGAATGTGCGCTGCTGTATGCGCCTGAGGAAGTCAGGGCTGTTTGACGCAAGGTCATCAAGCAGGATCTCGTCCTCTAGGGCACGACCAACGGCGATGCATGTGGTCGTGAGCATCCGCTCGGCAGACAAGGCATCGATGACCACCTTGGATGCGATGACTGCGGCCTTCTCCGAACTGATCTGCTCAAGGAAAGGCAAACAGCGATGCTTGCGGCCCGGTCCCGAGCGTGCCTTGGCCATCCACTTGTCGATCTCATCTACCAGTTCGGTGGTGCACCTGTTGAGCATCATCCGCCCGGGGATGGTGTTGCTCTCGGAGGTGATCTGCGTTGCCTTGGCTGACCTGTTGCGATACCTTTGTCGCCCCAGTTCCACCATCTCCTCGTCCAGTTTCGATTGACGCATAGACGCATTATAACCAAATGAATGGTGTCTAGGATCCTAGACGGGCAAATAAAAAACCCCCCGCCACCCAAAGGTGACGAGGGGCCGAAAGGAAAGGAGAACACCTTGCGGTGCGCCCCTATCCTATCAAACCAATGCGTAGTGGTCGCGCATCGTGCGCTCCATTCCCATGATCTTTCGCGGAGCCTCGACAGGATTCCATTCCTTGGCGAGGTGCGTGTAGGCGTTGTGGACGTTCCACAGCACCGGACGCTCACGGGTGTCGTACCCGAAGGATGGGGTCATGGACTCCTCCACCAGATCCACGACCTTGGCCCTCGGCAGCAGTCCCTGCTGTCCAAGACGCACGGCAAAGTCCGACAGGTTCGCACGGTTGAACGTGACCTCCTTGATCCTGTCGTAGAAGTACGCCGCCTTGTTGACCTCGACCTCGAACCTGTTGATGGTCTGGGTCAGCATGGCGGGAAGACGGTTCCACACACCTGAGGTGTGCTTGGTACGGAGGATGTGATCAGCCACGATCAGCCCGTTGGTGCAGGCAAAGACGTTGCCTCCGAACAGCAGGCGAACGGCCTTGGAGCCATCGTAGGAGTTGATCACGCCGATCTCCCAGCCGATCTCCTCGGAGTTACGCAGGGCGTTGGGGTTCCGCAGGCTGACCTTGGAGATGAACCACGGGTTCTTGCGGTGCATCTGGTGGGTCTCACGGACGATGTCGTACCCGAACGACCTGACGTTGTCGATGACGCGCTCCCACAGTTCCTCCTGAGGGACGGGCTGGTAGGTCGGCGTAGCGACAGGGACGGGGATCGTGGCCAGATCGGTGATGGTGGTGAATGCCTTGCTCATGTTGCAGTCCTTTCGGTTGTTGTCTAGGGTCCTAGACCCAGACAGGTTCAGTTGCGCCTGCGGCGACGTGCCTTGGGCGGATCGGGAATCAACTTGGCAACGAGATCATGCTCGTTATCGGTTAGCCAAGAACCGTGATGCTCAACTCTCCAAAGCACCAGTGCTGCGTAGTTGGACGCCATCTCGGTGTCGCTTTCCTTGAGGCAACGGATGACCTCAGACACCGTGTCCGTAATGGTGAATCGACTCATGCCATGATCCTACCAGAGAATCAGGAATTGTCAACACGGGGATGAACCTCGGTGACCTCAAGCCAGCCGGGGCCATTCTGCTCCTCGTCGCGCCATGCACGGATGACGAACGCCTGCCCGGTCTTGCGGTCCCCAAGCAGGAGGGTGGCAACAAACTCGCCGGGGTTGTCCCGGTCATCCATGACGCCCAGTCCCACAACCTCCATGCCCTTGAGCGGCTTGATGGTGTTGTAGACGTATGTTGCCCCGGGTGGGGTCTGCTCTGTCGGTCCTTGTCCTGTCCACATGGTGTTCTCCTGTAGTGCGCGTGGCTATTGAGGTATGCGCGCCCCACCTCACAACGAAAGGTTCAGATACGGGATGACGAAACCGGAATGTTGCGTGCCATGTCAACGCTCTTGAGGAACTCGTCGGACATCGGGACGGTCAGCACAAGCCGCTCGATGAGCGCGTTGATCAGGCAGTTGCGGAACTCCTCGTTGTGAACGACCGACTGAACGAGGTGCAGGGCGATCTGCTTGTGGTTGATGTTGGCGACAATGTCGGCAACCGACACGTTCTCCGCGACCTTGACGGCCTGATCCTCAATGACCTTCTCGGCGACCAAGTCGGCGATCTCGTTGGTATCGACGTGCCTAGCGACCTCATGCAGGTCAATCATCTCGGCAATGTCGGAGGCTGCAAAGTGCTCGGCAATGTCCGAGCCATCGATCTCACGGGCAAGGTCACTGAGGTCGATGTTGCCTGCGATATCGCCGTGATCCATCTGAGACAGGTCGATGCAGTTGGCAAGGTCATCCATGTTGATGCAGTCAGCGATGACCTGTGCGTCGATCTGGCCTGCGACCTCGGAGGCGATGCGGGCCTCGTACTGGTCCACGATGGCGTTCGCCAAGGCGTTGCCGTGGGTCGGGGACTCCATGATGGAGTTGGCGACCGCCTTGATGTCCGCATCGGGGAACAGACGGGGCGTGTCGGAGACACCCAAGGTCTTGCGGAGGGTGTCGTACTGGGACGAGTCGATGTTGATGATGAGATCCATGTCCAATCCTTTCGTTTGTCTAGTGTCCTAGACGGTTGGTGAAACTGACGGGGTCTCGGAAGACGCTTCCTTGACCGATGAACCAAGATTACCACAGGTATCCACAATGTCAATACCGTGTGGGCACTGGCGGCGATAGGTGTCAACAAGGTGCCACCACATGGCTGACCTGCGGACCCCGTGAATGGTTGCCAAGTAGGAACCCTCACGGATGATGGCGTTGACCAGTTCGTTGGGACTCATAGTTGTTCCTCGATGAGATCTGCGATCTCGTAAAAGGTAAACCGCTCGTGGTCATTCAGTTCGCTGAGTCTGGTTCGGCGGGTGTTCATGGCGCGTTGGGATCCAAAAGTACGCGCCGTGACAACGGGGTCATTGGAGTCCAACCCAGCCCACGCTTGGACGCACGCTGGCAGTTGCTCAGAGTGGATGTCGTGCTGGATCTCGGTAGACGAGGCAAACCAAGTGTCAAAGCCCGACTGCAAGAAGTTTTTCCAAGTGACGTTGACTCCCGACTGGGCAGCAATATCACAGAGGACTCCAAGGCAGCAGAACTTGGTGACTTGGTCAGTGGTTCCCATCACAATCACATCACGCTTGAGGAAACAGGTTCCCTGCGTGTACTGACCTGATCGCAGGGCAGCAACCCACTTGGCCTTGACCTCGGGATTCATTGCGAATTCGATAGACATGATCTTTCCTTTCGTGTTGGGTCTAGGATCCTAGAAGGTCTAGACGTTGGTGATGAACTTGCCATCGGCAACCACGTTGCCCTTGGCACGAAGACCGACGATGACGCCCTCGGGATCCGAGCAGCGGTCATCCGTGAGGTCGCCGTCGATGACGGCATACCCACAGTACTGGGCAGGCAAGGGCTGACCCCTGCGGATGTTGAAGACGAACGCAGCAGTACCACCGTGGTCCATGTAGCACCTGCACTGGTCCATGTTCCAGCCGCTGTGGGACAGGACAAGGTGCGGCATGGACGGCTCCCGTAGTGACTTCATGGCACGGTGGAATGATTTCGTATAGTCGTAGAAGTCAGCACCTGTGGCAGCGATGTACATATCTTCAGCGATGTCCTCCCACGGGATGTCACTGAGGACATTGGACCTGAACAGCCAGCGCGTACCGATGTGGGACATGGCGACCTTGTCCAACTCGACGTACAACTGGCGCATGAACTCGTACGGACGGGTCATCAGCAGGCGGGTCTTGTTGATGCGTGCCTGAAGCACGTTGCTGAACCGTGAGCGACCTGCGGTGATCCCAAGGCAGGCAGCCTCGCACTCGGGGCTACGCCATGGGCACAACTGGTAACCCGAGGATCCGGCGGGAGCCAAGGTCAGGCCATAGATCGGGACGCTGCCTTTGGACAACTTGGCGTTGGCTGACGGTGGCGTCAGGATCTGACGGTGGATCCGCTCGAAGGGGATCGACTTCTTCTTGAACAGCACATCGAAGTGATGCTGAAACGCCAACTTGGAGGCGTCCGTGATGGTGCGCCACGGTGGCGACACGACTGACTGATGGAGAACGTTGAGTTGCATGACCTTTCCTTTCGTTGCGGTCTAGGGTCCTAGACAAGGCGGGTCAGGGCATGGAACGTCCACACCCCGACCCACCAAGCATCCTACCAGAAGCCCGGGAATTGTCAATCCGGGATGATGTACCATTCCTCAGGGGAACACTCACGGCTGTACGCATGGCGGATCTCAGCCTCCGGGTAGTCACCTGCGTAGAAGAACACAAAGTGCTCATCCTCGTAGGAGTCCTCGGTCTGCGCGATGAAGACCTCGATTGGGTCCACATCATCCTGCTCGTCGGAACGCCATTGGACCATGGCACGGAATCCCTTGGTCTCGACCTTGGGATTCTGCTGTTCCTTGAGTTGGTTCTCCAAGGATGCCGCATGACGTGCCGTGCCATCAAGGTCCGACCTCAGGGCATCGATGAGGCGATTCTTCTCGGCAAACTCCTCACACAGTGTGGTGTGGGCATTCTTGTACCAGTTGCGGTCCTCCTCAAGACGCATGATGCGTACGTCCTTCTCCTGAAGGGAGCATCCCTGCTGAAGGTTGGTCTCCTCGATGTCCATGATCTTCTCCTTCAGGTCACGCACCTGCTGACACTTGGCGACCATCTGATCGTCTGACCGCATGAGCGCATCAAGCATCTGATCAAGGGCATCAGCGGCAGTACGACGGTCAAAGTCGGTGATGGTCCTGCCCATGTCACGCAGGTTGAAGGCGATGGTCCTGATTGCAAGGTTTCCGTATCTCATTGGTGTTCTCTCTTTCGTTGGTGTTGGGTCTAGGGTCCTAGACAGTCGCCACTATGTGGCTCCTAGACGGTGTCACTTGCGGGTGCAGATCACACGACCTG